ATATTATTGAAAAAGTTATTTATGGGTGAGACAAATGAATAGACCGCCTTGTTGCAAAGCTTCTTATGCCGAAGGCTATAAGGATGCGTTATTGGGGGAGTGGATTAGTTTGTCTGATAAATCCCCTAACGAAGGTGAGGAAGTTCTCACTTATGACGCGATGGAATTAGCATATAGTACCGCGATTTTTATCGAGGGAAAGTTTAAGTCTAATCATTTTTGTGAATCGCCATATATTGAAAATGTAACTTATTGGATGCCGCTTAAAGCACCGGAGAAGATTAAATGAGTGAGTGGATAAGCGTCGAGGACCGATTACCAGAAAAAGAAGTCTCTGTTTTAATTTTTGTTCCATCGCATAACAAAATGCATACAGCCGAGTTGTGTAAGTGGAAAATTTTTTGTAGTAGTTGGCATATTAGCTTTGGAAAGCATGCTCATGATCCATTAGTCTTTGGGCAAAGAGAAGTATCTCACTGGATGCCGCTACCAAATCCACCGGAGAAAGACGAATGAAAATAACAGCAGCACAGATACAATGGTTAATATATTTTGCATCTCAAATGTTAGTTGGAAATGCTGCGTTAACCCAAGAAGGTAAAGAGAAACTTGGTAGGCTAATCACGCAGATTAACAATCAACAAAGCATGGAAATTAAGGATGTGGAATGAATCTAGGGCAGCAGGTTTGAAATATATGGTAAAGCATATCAACTATTACAATAAATATAAAAAGGCATATTGAATGATCGTAACCTACCAATTCAACACCGATGACGCAGAGTAGAGCGTAGAGCTAGAAATATTCAAACAAGCGAAGAGTTTCAACGTGGTCTATTGGGAATTCACGCATAACGTCAAGCATAGAAAAGCATCGCTTAGTGAAGAGCAATGTCAGGGCTATGAAAAAGCGATGGAAGATTTTTACAAAATGCTTGAAGAAAATAATGTGAATATCGAATAGATACAAACCCCTTACCTTTGTATCTATCTAAACAAAAATAGATACAAACTTGGGAAATGAATTATGAGCAAAGAATTTAAGGACAAGCGCACATGACGTTATTTGAAGCAATAGGATTATGTTTATTAGCATGTGGTTATGCGTTTATGCTCTCTTTTTGCATTGAAATAGACATACTTAAGCATTGGGTTATTCATTTATTAATATTTATTTGTGCAGTAGGATTTCCATTAATAATATGGGGATAAGCGCGGATGACCGAATACCATGAGCCAATCACTGTAACTAGATATTGCTATTGCGCAATATGTTTTGAGAAAGTCGGTAATTATTTAAAGAAATACGCCGATAACAGATTAGAAGAGCTTAAAAAGAAAAAGGACAAGCGCGAATGAGCCTATCTTTATTGTTAAAATCAAACGAATGCTTAACGTGCGGTCATTTTGAATCTACAGAAAGTCTTAACTATACTTATAACGTATCGCCCATGTGGTATGAAATTTATCCCAAACAAGATCACATGGTTGATGTGGATGGTTTGACAGGTAAAGAATCATTATCGTTATTAGAGTGTGCGTTGCAAATGCTAGAATCAAGTCCATCTAAATTTATTGCAATGAACCCTGAAAACGGTTGGGGAAGTTATGAAGGGTTCAAGAAATATATAACTGAACTTATTTTAATTGCTAAAGAGCATCCTGACTGGGTATGGCAATCATGTAGATAGAGGGTGAGCGCAGATGACTGAAAAACAATTTGTATGGTGGTTGAGAGGTGTTATAGCTGCGCTAGATGCAGCTGAATTTAAAACCCCACCCGAAAATATTTGGAATTATATAAAAAAAATTCACGAAGAAGAGGTAATTTGCTGGGCTATCGAGAGGGGAAGTGAGGTGTGACTGAATCAATATACAAATGCGAAAATCATAACCTAGATTTTATATGCCGTCGTATTGAAAGAGATAGGCGAAGCATGAACAAAAAATTATTACGTAAAATATTTTTCTTTATTTTAGGTTTTTTGATAATTCCTTTAATAACGCTTCTTGCAATTTTCCTTAATATTCATCCACTAATTTTTACTAAAATAGTTGTTTTTTTAGTATGCTGCGGTATGGGAATTTTAACTGCAAAGGTATGGAGCTAAGATGATTAATATGGATTTCGACTTGCGTATAAAGATTGCACGCCTCATTGGATTTTCAATTGGCATGCTCGACGGTATCATGCTAAACGAAATCCCGGAAAGCTTAAAAGCAAAAATACCACATGTGCAGGATTATATAAAAAATGAGTTTGATAAAATAATAGAGGGGCTTGAGGATGTCAGAAACAGTAATAATTAAAAAAGCCCTCTGGGATGAGATGTTGGCATATAAGAAGCGCATCGAAAAGCTAGAAACACTTTCACAAAGAGTTGATGACTTGCAATCTTCTTATAAGATCAACCTTAGAGAAGCCAAAGAGCTCGTATTTCACGGTGCGCAAACACATGCTTCTATATTGCGCTGTGAAAATGATCTACACGTTCTCGAGAAGCGCGTAGAAAAATTAGAAAGCCTCATGGCGGATGTGTTGCTAAATTTAGAGGCCAGGTTTGTCAAAATTGAGCAGGAAATTAGATTTATAAACCACGGGTCTGGGATTTAAGAATTATGATTAAAAGAATAATTAAAGTCTGTTTCGACGTTGATATTGCTTACTTCGAAGAATGGACAGGTAAAAAATTAACAGAAGAGCAAGTAATGGAACTTCATAAATTACTCAATGATGATTCGCATTTTCAATATCATGTTAGGGATCTAATAAGAGAAAATTTCTAAACCTGTCGAATTCGACACCTTTTAAAATGATGGATTATTTTGATTATTAACTGTATTAATGGTATTTATTTCCATATTATCATGAATAAAATTATAGATTGAGATAGAAATGAAAATTAATGAAGCAGTAAAAGAAATCATTAAAAAGCAGAAACCAGTAGAAATCATGCCTTCACCTGGACCCGATAAAGCAATTGAATTTTTTTTATGTGAAAATGATTTGATGCTTAAACATAAGATTGTTGACGCAATTTGAATTAATATGCAGCCATAATAGCAAAACCTACCAATGGGGGAGAAATTGATACTTTTTTGTTAAATGAGTTATGGTCGTTTATCACGAACATATTTACAATATTCACTATATTTTTTGTTCCAATCATCAACTTCTTTTTTATATTTTATTTCCAGTTCTGCCTCTATGGGATTTTTGTTTTCCCATGCTATTCGCCATTCTTCAAATGTTGACTCATATTTTTTTTGTAGTCTGTCTAGTTCGTCAGTGTATTCGACATCTTTCATTGTAATCATATTGCGCCTCCTATAGAGCATATTTTACCATTTTTTGATCAACAGGTTTTTAACAAGATATATTGCTCTCTAGGCCGTGTTATCAACAGCATTTATTAATACTTATCAACATTTTCTGTTAATAAGTTAAAGTTATACAATAGCTATATACAATAACCTTTTGTATCTGATAGTATATTTATAAATCAAATTGCAGCTAAGGATAGTTAATGCGACCCGAGATCAGAGACAAGCTCTTAAAATTACTCAAGGGTGAGGAAGCGTATCGGCAATTTGCATATCACGATTCGAAAGGCATTTTAACAATCGGATTTGGCAGAAACTTACAAGCCAAAGGGCTAAATTTAGACGAAGCTCTCTATTTACTCTCTAATGATGTTAAAGACGCAGAAGCCGAAATCTGGAAAACCTACCCTCATTATTCCAGTCTAGATGAAGTCAGAAAAGCGGTGCTCGTAGAAATGACATTCAATATGGGCATAGAGAAAGTCCTTGGCTTTAAAAATATGTTTGCTCATTTGGAGAAAGGCGATTACAAAGCCGCTGCTCAAGATATGCTTCAATCCGAATGGCATAAAGATGTTGGACATCGAGCCGAAGTCTGGGCATTTGTAATGGAGTCCGGGCAGCTATGATCTTTTCTGACTTAATTAAATTAGTAACCGGATATGCACCAGAGCTAGGCGCTGCATTAGCTGGTCCCGCTGGTGGTCTAGTTGGAACCCTGGTTGCATCCGTTTTCGGCGGATCGAAAGACAATCCAGAAGAATTAATCAAAAGAATTCAAACCGACCCTGAAGCCCCTATCAAATTAAAGACGCTCGAATATCAGCATCAAGAAGAACTCGCAAAGCTTAAATTAAATGATTATCAAGTAGAAGTGAACGATCGCGTAGATGCTCGTAAGTATGGCATCGAATACAAAGATTTCATGCGTCGAATGGCGTATATAGTCACCGCGGGTTTTTTTGTCGCTCTTTTTGTTCTGTTTTGCCCTCAAGTCAATTTGAATACTGACGAAAAACAAATGATGTCGATTGTGCTCGGGATGCTGGTTGGTAAATGGCAAACAATAATAGATTTTTTCTACGGTTCATCGCATAAGCAATAAGGATTTTATAAATATGGCTAATATTAACGATTATAAAGTTGCAATAGTAAATAATTTAAATCAAATAAATTTAACTATTCAAGCTGGTGATGATTTGTCGGAAGTGTTTACATGTGGTGGAACTTCACCATTAGCTTTAATTTTACCGTCTAATTTTACTACTTCTAATTTGGTATTTTTAGCTGGACTCACGCCTGATATATCAACTTTTGCTCCGATTTCTAATTTCGACGGTACGGCTCTTGCTGTTGCTGGCGCAGCCACGCAATGGTTGCCACTGCTTCCTTCGATGTTTAATTGCGTGCCCTATTTTGCTTTGCAAACAACAGCAACCCAGGTATCGACGGTTAACATACAAGTTGTTTTAGCTCCTATTTTTCAAGGTATACATGGATGAGCCAACCCGCTATTAACATGCTTCTGTTATTTGAAGAAGTAGTAACATTGCCGCCACCTCCGCCAGGACAGGGATATATATTGCTCGAAAATGGAGGAAGAATTCTATTGGAAAATGGTCAAGGTGCTCTGCTACTAGAATAAAAAATTAAAGTTATTATAAAAGGATTATTTGTATGCCATTAGTCTCAGATGAAAAAATTAGTCAGATATCACCTATAATTTCTACTATTCCATCGACTTATACAACGGTGTTTCAAGATGCTGAAGGCGGCAATGCACAAGCGCCGGTGACTGGGCAATCTGTGCTATCAAATCATACACCGGTAAATTATTCATCTGTAGGCCAGCAAATAACACAAAACCTTCAAGGCATTGATAATGCGCTAGGAGCGATTGGAGGAGGAACAGTCAGCTTTAATGTTGGCTTGTCTGGTCATTCTCAATCAATAGATCCAACCGCTCCTTTGCCGACTGTTGTTGAGTTTGATAATGAACAATTCGACATTGGAAACTATTACAATTCAACCACTCATCGGCATACACCCGGCGTTGCTGGGGCTTATTGTTATTTCGGTCAAATACAATTTGCTGTGCCCGCTATTGATGCTCAGGCAATCGTTTATATTTTAAAAAATTCGACATTTGGCACATATGTTTTTCGCAGCGGTGTAATTGATTTACTCGCTAGCGCTAGCGGACCAATAGCTGTTCCTATTGCATTATCAAACGTAGAAATGAATGGCTCGACAGATTATATGCAAATCGCAGTGAGCGTTTCAGGAAACGGCGGCTCCCCTGTTTCGCTGATTTCTGCTGATTCACGTACTTACTTTGGCGGTTTTTTATGTAATCAAAAAGGTTCTTCTGTTACACCTTCAACCGTCCTTCAAAGCATCTATGTTTCTAAAAATGGAAGTGATATAGATGGTGATGGAACAATTAATTTTCCATTTGCAACTATCACTTTTGCTACGAGTTATATTGTTGGATTAGGAACAGCTACGTTTAGTAATCAATATAATATTATTATTGATACGGGTACTTATCTTGAAACTGGTCTTAAAGTTTATCCAAATATTAATTGGACAGGGTCTGGCGCTGATGCAACAATCATCACACAATCAACTGCAATTAATTTTGACTCTTCCTGGACAGGAAAAACCACCTCAACGGCCTCATGGACAGCTAAAGATTTATCATTAGGAACATCTACAGTATTAACTTTAAATTCAACTGGATTAAGTAGCTCTGGTGGAAATATCAATTTAATTAATTTAAAAACATCAAGCGAATATAATATCATTAATGACAAGTCGTCAAATACGTTTAATGTTAATATTAGTAATAGTTTATTAGCATTACTTGCATCGACAAATCCAGTTATCGATGGTGTTAATGCAACTATTGTTAATTCAATTTTAGCTCAAAATTGGTCGATAGAATTCCAATCTAATAATGCTGATTTAGCAGTTAATATTCATGGTGACATTGGAACATCTGGTTATTATTTTGTACCTGGTTCTACTCATGCGGTAACGGCTGTTATATTGGCGGGAGAAGCAATACCTTATACCTATGATTCTAGTGGAGGCGGTCCAATTGATTTGGAGTTTGACGCAACAACTTATTCAGCGCCGCAATCTCCTATAGGGAACGCTATAATAACAAATGATTTTTTTAATAATCTAAATACGCAAACTTTAACAGATGCAGCAACTGTTAATTGGAATATTGATTTTGGCATAAATGCTATTGTGACATTTTCAGGAAATAGGATAATTGCAAATCCTACAGGAACGAATGTACCACCATATGTAAATCTTTCATTAACTATGGTTCAGGATAATACCGGAGGATGGCAGCCATCTTCTTGGGGTAATAATTTTCTATTTCCTAATGGTGTTCCATATATTAATTCTTTACCAGGCTCTCTAACCACTTTTAATTTTAAACGTAATGATAATACGCTGTATGAATTTCAAAGCATGTCGGTTGATAAACCAAATTGGGTCAATTGGGATTTAACGAATAATATTCCTGCTCAATCAATGACGGCATTACTTCAAGCCTCGGCTGGAGGGGTAACATTTAATGAAATTCCAGGAACCACAAACGTTTTAGTTACTGTCTGCACAGGAAACTCAGCAAATATAAAATTATTCGTTGCAACAGTAGATTCGATAGGACGACTAACTATTCCATCATCAACTACATGGACAACAATAACGCCGTCAACTTTGGTTGCTGGTAAACCAATGGTTTGTGTATTTACAGATGGCCTTAATGCAATTATTTCGTATAAATCAACAACTGGCGGTATTTCGTGCGCTCAGTTAACACCAATTGGTATTTCTGGGACAACTATCACTCCTGGAACAACTCAGCAAGTAAGAGCCTCTGAAGTGGCGGTTGGTTACTCTTCAGTAAGACAATTAGACACTTCTAATTTTAGTTTGATTTTACGCACGACAGCATCCAATATTCTTTATGCGTATCAGT